ATCTACATCTATATTTTTACCTATTTTTAATATTTGAGTCTGTAATTGCTTCCGATAATCATCTAGCTCAGTTAATGGGATTTTATTTTCCTTATTCAGAAAATTTTCCATTTCATTTCTAGCCATTTTTTCGATTTCAATACCGCCCGAAGTCCCTTTCACTTCTTTTGCTATCCGATTGATGACATCGTCGGCGATTTCTCCAGTATCAAATTTTGGAATTTTTCCTTCTGCCGTCTTAGAGATTTCTCCTATTTTTTTCCCAATATCTGATTGGATGCTTAAAGCTTGATTGTGCATTTGATCAGCGTCTAGGCCTTTTTTGAAAATACCCTTTTGGTAAGCAAAATCGGCAACATCATCCGGATTTAGTCCGCTGATTGTTTGTTTTTTAAATTCTGGAGTTTGAACGCCGATGGCACGTCTTAAAAACCCTTTGCCAGCTTCGGCGATTTTATCCCCCGCATACAAAGCGCTTTTCCCTATTCCGGTTCCTATTACTGATCCAAGCGCCCCGGATGCTGCGCCTTCTGCTCGACTCATCCCGGTTTCTTTTGGGTTATATGCAAATCCTTCGATAGCGCTTTCAATCGCAGGCGCTGCGAATGATGTAAGATTTTTAGATGCGTTCATTGCCTGCATCGCTTGCGCAGCTTTTGCGGATAATCCCAAAGCTTTCGTGCCTAAGATCGCAGAAGAAACGGTTCCAAGTAATTTCCCACTTGTTGCTGCCTCTGGGTTCTCTTTAAATAACTGATTTTGTTCCGCTCTATATTTTTTAGTTCTTTCCTCGAAATTAGGTCCTTTAGGTTCTTCAATACCTAGTTTTTTATTTTGCTCTATCGCTTGTGCAACTGATGGAGGCGTCAAAAGGCCTTCAATCGCGGCATTTAATTCTGGTGCATATCCAAAAGTTACTGAATTACCTATCCCTTTTGTAAAAGCTTCTATTGGTTTTTTTTCTGGAGTTTTATGAAGTACTTCTAAAGCTGCGATTGATTGATCAAGTTCCTCGTCAGTCATTTCTTCGGGTTTTTTTGGAACTTTTTTTTCAGCTTCGACAATAGCAAAATCGAGCTCTTGATCTGTCATATCTTCGGGGCGTTTCATGGGGTCACCGCCGATTTTTTAATTAACTCTTTATATCTTTCGATTTTTTGCTCTCGTGTCCCGGGGACTTTAGGCGCCGCTTGATGTATTTGCATATTTGGGGAAATTCCAAGAGCGCGCGCACTGTCGGTAATTACTTCCTGTGTCCTAGTTCCCATACTTCGAAAATTTTTGGCATAATCTTCGGGCTGTTTTAATCCCATTCTTGACCCGAATGGAATAGAAGAGGCTATATTAGCCCCTGGCGTTGTGGGGCTTTCTCCTACTATGTTAGTCGCAAGTTTAACGTCTCCGCCGGTTAATTGGCCAAGCTTTTCAATCTCCTTCTGCGTCGTTAACATTTTGTCATAGATTTGGTCCATTTCAGCTTTTACTGGCCCGACTGCTTCAGTCCCATATTTATCAACTAAATCGGCCAGTTTGTTTCCATAGTTTTCCATTATATTTTTAGCTGCGACAATTTTCCGAAACGCTTCTAGCTCATTCGTCGAGGCTTTAGCAGTTTCGGTATTATAGCCCTCTACTTCTCGCTCAGATTTTTTTGTTTTAATTTCTTGGAGCAGTTTCTCAAGTTGAGCCTGCTTTAAAGGATCCGCATAGCCACCTAGTGAGACTTCTTTTTTCTTTAAGGCTCGGTCTAATGCATCTTTTTGTTTTCCGTATTCAAATTTTTCACGGTCAAAGGCCTGTTCTTTTTCGTATCGTTTAGCGGCTTCGGCTTCTTTTGCTGCCATTCTTTCTAATTCTGCTTTCCTTGCAGCGTCTTGTAGTTCAAGCTGGCGCTGTCGAAAAGCCCTATCCTCGGCGCTTGTTTTTGCGCCTTGGTATGCTGTCCAAAACTTGTCCAGTGCCGTTCCAATTCCACCTAACGCGTCGTAATTCATATATCTCCCCTATCAAGTTTGCATGAAAGGCCCGCGACTCGCTGGCATCATAGTAGGATTAGGCATTTCATAATTATTTTGTTGCGATGATACTTTTTGTGCGGCCATTGCACCCGCTGGCCCCCCGGCCATGCCGCCAACAACGGTTGCCCCTATGCCAATGATCCCATTGATCGCTTGTTGCCGTAACTGTCTACGGTCGTTGTCGTATCTCATGCGGGCTTGAGCTTGACCTTGATCAAAAGCATTTTTCTGTTTTGCCATATTAAAAGCATTTGATTGAACATTTCCAATTTGTCCGAACTGAGAGACTTGTAAACGTTGTTTAAGCGTTCTTAAATCATTCTCTGATGTCTGCCGTGCTCGGTCTTGCATAGCTGCGTGAATCGTTTCAGGCGCAATGCCTTGAATGCCAGTATCTGTTCGCATTAATTCCGCTTGCATTGGAGCGATTTGATTAGCTTGTGCTTCGCCTTCAGTCATTGCGCTTTTTGCCGCATCTTGCGCACGTTGCTCTAGTAAACTTTGAACGCGTGTATCAGGTTGTGCATAGCTTTGGTTGATGGTCTTACCACCTGTTAAAAAATCAAAAAGACCCATTTATCGGCCCCCCAACAATCCGCCAGCCATTGACCCAGCTCCACCAAGAAAGCTAAATAAGCCCGATTGATTCATTTGTTTTTGTTGCATTTGTGCATTGTAAAGAGAGTTAAATCGATCTTGTTCTAATTGAGCGGAATCAACGCCCGCACTAAACGCCTGTTGTTGTAGTTCTTTTTCTTGATCTGCAAAAGCTTTTTGAATGCCCGCGACGTCAGATCCTAGTTTTTTAGACGCTTCAGCTTTTTGACCAAGTTCTTCTTTTTCTCTAATACCGCTGTAAAGCATTCCATTTTTATTCGCTAACGCTTTCGTGTCATATAGTCTCTGCGCTAGATCTTGTTTTGCTTGATCTTGTGCGCCAGTTATCGCTTGTCCTTCTAGCTTGGGTTTATTCTGTTTTAATTCATTATATAGATTAAACATAGAATCTTTAACATTTCCGACATTCGGATCCACACCAGGGGGACCTTGAACTTCGGGCTTATTCCCAAATAACTCCTTCCCTACTGCTAGCGGCGCAGTGATTGAATTGAGCGCCATCACTGGGCTAGATGCTACTTTAGCAACGCTTTTAAAAAATCCCATACATCACCCCATCACCAAGATTGTGAATTCACCCGTGCCACTAAATCTCAAAAATATATTCTCAGTGGTCCAGGTGTTTTTTCCATTATCGTAAACAGAAACGTTTGAGCCTTGAATCTTCAAATATCCCAAAGGAATAGAACCAAGTTTGTGCCCTATCTGTATGTCTATGTTTGCCGTCTGGACATTTACAGTTACAAGCGTAGTTTTTAGATTCTCAATCGCAACTCCACCATTGATGACCGTCTTAGTTTGATCTAAAAAAGGCTGAACATATCGTTTGAGATCTTCAAATGTTTCGATATTTCCAATATCACTCGACGCTGTAATCTTCATACGCGCCTTTGCTCTCTGGATTCAACGGTGAAGCCATTGACTTGAAGGTCTGCTGATTCTCCGCTCGCTGTCATTTCAAAATTCACTGCTTTTGCCATTAACCCGAAATCAATGCGGGATTGAAATGGAGCTTGATACATTGTGCGAGTTACTTGAACACTAGAGCCGTAATCTTGACGGATATTGATTTGTATAGGCGCAGTTACTGATTGAGTTTGGCAATCTAAAAACAGCCGTCTAAATTGCTTTTCAATTGAATTACTTCCGGCATTAAAAAATCTCGTCTTAATTAAGCAGGTCATGCCTTGGCTATTATCTCCTAGGAAACTCGCACCAAAATGATGAAGAGTGCCAGTGTAGCCGCCATAAAAATGTACTGGTTTATCAAGCCTACCTCGAATCATTGCATTGACCGATGGTTTGTAACCTATCTCGGTAGTCCAAGCTTTTGCTAGATAATCATAAACAATCGTCATGTTGTTTAACGTTGATCCATCAACAGGGATGGAAAACTTCACCTGATTGTTAAGTCTATCATGTATAGCGGTTGCGCTATCTTTAGCAGCATCTACATTCATGCGAAGAAGTATTGGTTCAATCTCATTAGAGACACAATCAAGATTAGCACCGTTAAACTGCATCACGCCTTTTCGATCAAGCCACCACACATAATCGTTCCAAACAACAGCAGCGCGATTAGAGAGACATCCGTATTGATCACTTACTTCACTTAAAGAAAAGTTTTGGGGATTATCGCCAGTCAGACGGTGGAAGCTTCGTTCCTTAAACACTAAACAAGTGCCGTTATATGGGATTAGGTTTGAAATTTTATCCCCGTCATTGGTTCTTACTTCGAAAAAGTTCTCAGGTCTTACGCCTTCGCCTTCGCCGATATCAGAAAAGAATACCGTAGAAAGTGCAGCGCTCACTCCTGCCATCATCAATTGATTGTTGTAAAGAGTCAGCATTTTAGGCGCGAAAGTAAAATGAATATATGGAGGTGTTGGATTCGCAGTCAATGCGCTTGCGCCTGAGTCTGTTACGCTTGTAGTAAATCCAGTTGTGAATGTTCTAAATAAATTAATACTCCCAGGACTTGAGCGGTAAAATGCTAGAGCACTTACTCCATAACCTGTTGGCATTGTAAGACCTGTATAGACAATACTTAGAAAAGTACTTCCAGAAATAGAAATGACTTGTGTATTCCCTGATGGCCCGAAATATCCAGCATCATTTAAATATCCATAGGATAGAAAATAAGTACCACCAGCAAGAGACCCACCAATAGCGAGAGTAGCGGATAATCCCATACCTGGCGGTAAGCTATAAAGGCTATCAGAAGACCCATTCCATTTAAAAAAATCAGTGCCATTACAAGCAAACAGCACGTTATTAAAAGTTTGAAAATCCACGGCTTTATCATTTGCTAGACCTGTCCTAACGGCTGAATAAACTGATGTGACACTGTATAGATTAGTATTCGCTGATGCGATGACATAGCTTGAACCATCTAGTTTTTCGTACTCTGTTAATCCCGTAATTTTTCCAGCAATCGTCGCACCAACATAAAGAGTAGAGCCGTCTCGTTTTGTGAGCGCACCTGGCTTTGAAAAGTTAACGTTCTGAAGATCTAAAAACTGAGCGAGTCCGGTAGTGTATTCGGACGCCTTGGTATTTATACCGCCAAGATTGTTGTATTCCTCTTGTTTGCCCTTCATTTGCGGCATTAGTACCAAACCCCGCTGTCATTAATATATCCACTCTGCACTATACGGCGTGATCTCTGAACCTGACGAGAATTTGCAGATTGCTTAAGACTTTGCATGTACATTGCGATTTTGCCGTCAATCTGTGCGGTTGATCGGTCGTCTCTTAAAGCGCCTGTTTTCATTGCAAGCAAAACAACCATTTCGCTGAATTCATCGGGCACATCAAAGCTTTCAGTATCAAGTGTGAGAGGCGCTATTTTATAACTATAAGTTAGTTTTATTGTCCGTGCTGTTTGAGGCACAGGGAAAAGCTTTAGCCTGTTTTTAGATATGACGTAACAAACAGGGTCGGCACGGGTTTGATTCAACATATCCTGTTGATTTAAAGTCATAGGCTCAAGCGCATAAGTTTGATCAACGCTATTTGAGGTACTCATTACCATTTCAATGCGGTTAGCCTCAAGAAAATCACTAGGCAAATAATATTCGCATCCGCCAACGGTGAGCGTTGCTTGAACGCATTTGGTATACCAATTTTGGCCGGCCTGAATAAGATACTTTTGTACCTCTTGGGCTGCATCGTTTAAATATTGCGTGCATTGGCTTTCGGTGTGATAGCCAAATTGCAAATCATCAAGTAAGACTGAGAGTCTTGTTTTTGCTTCTGATAATGTCACGACGTTACCCCTTCAGTGGTTTAACAGTCGCAATCTTCCCAGGTGAGAGTTATTGGATCACAACACGGGCCCCAGATTCCATCAATAGGCCACAGAAAACCAAACGTGTTTAAACCCAGTCCCTCAATTGTATCGAACGCGACAAGCTGAGTATTTAATGCATCCCCAACAATTTGAACATCAAAACTCAAGGCCATGGAATTAGTGTAAAATAAAACCCCCCAAGAAGAAATCATTTCAACTTGGGAGGCTAGGACCGACCAAAGGAGTTATTTTTGATGAATGCCGGCCCTAAACTGTAGCCAATCTTGTGCGACCTTTTCCCAACTGACAGATTCAGGGTCGAAGGCGACTTTTTTATACGCTTCGCGCTCTATCGCCTTAATTACGTGATCGGCGTAGAGGTCGTGCTCTTTCTCTGTGATGCAATCGGAATCAATGAGTTTTGCCATATCGTTCTCACTTGCCCATTTGAGAGTATCTTGCACAGCGCCCACGTTTCTGATGATCTGATAAACCCCGCAAGCGAGTCTTTCCATTGCTGAAATCATGGACGTTTCAATGAAGTCGGAAGGCTGTACGCAATAGGCAGACTCTTTAAACGACTTAATCAAATCAGGCTGTGAGGTTTTGCCGACGTATTGAATCCATGGACGAGAGTCCATCATTTGCTTTAGGTTTCTTTGAAGTTCACCAAGACCGTACTTTTCGAGATGTTCAATTCCGTAATGAACGCGAAGTTTTACTTCGGGATATATCTCTCTGACGCGATCAAGGACTCTAATCGCTCTGTCTAGACCTCTATCTGGAGACGATGAGAACACGAATAAAAACGGGTCTTTTTTGACGGCGTCGCCTTTAAATTTCTCAGGGTTCAAGCCGTTACGAGTCACCCAAATCTTGCTCTCAGGAAGACCCATGCGAGCCATGGTTAGACGTTTATGAAACGGAGTTAAGCACGCGTGAACGTCGTAGTTATTGATCTGATCAGCGCCTGGAGTAAAAAGATCGTGGCACCACAGAATGGTATATGCATCTGTGAGTTTTACTGAGTGTCTCCAAGCGATGTGGAGATAAGGCTTATAGTTCTCGAAATATGCCTGTAATTCGCTTACTGGAATGTACTCAACGCCCTCATAGATTAGCTTTTCGGCCCGTGGTTGGAAGATCTTAACCTTTCTACCTGATAGCTTTGCCATGTTTTCTGCAAGTTCAACGGCTGCGGTCTCAGAGCCTCCACAGAACTTCTCTCGGTAAGTCTTCCCATCCCATTCAAAAGGCACAGGGTTAGGCGGGCATGTAATGACGATGTCTGAGGTATTTAGTTTTTCTTTTGGGGCTTTAGCCTCACCTAATACCTTATTAATTTCCTCAAGTAATGCCTTACCTTCTTCGGTTTTATAATTGTTGACTAAATTAGTTGCCTCATTCTTCGCAGACTGCCAATCTCCAACGTTCGCGAGTGCTTTTACTAGCTGAGTGGAAGGGTAAATTCCATATGCATCAGCTGCATGAAACAACGACCCGTTTGCAGCCATGGCAAGGTTAGGCTTTGAGTTTTTAGCCATTGAAAGCCAGGGGATTGCCTTGGCGAATTGCGATGTCTGCATATAGATATCTGAGAGCGTAATCGTGAACTCTGCACGATTTGGATCAAGCAAAAGTCCCTTTAGACAGACCTTGGCAGCATCTTCAAAGTACTTGAGCGCATTGCTATGGTATTGCTGATCATTGTGCTTTTTAAATAGGTCCATGTTTTCCATGGCAAGCGCATAATATGAATAACCTAAGTATTGATGACCAATGAGTAGGTCATGTCCCTCAAGTGGTAAAGTAATCGCTTTCTCCAACCACACAGACGCATAGTCAGGAAATCCACCCTCATAGAGTTCTTTCCCATAATACATGGTCATGCGTGGATCAAGTAAACGCTCGCGGCCTTTGAACATCATGAGATTACGAGATCGATCAGCAGCTAAATCATCAGGAGAGCGTCTATGCCAAACTGCCCAGGTTTGTGCTAAATCCTGTCTAATTCCTGGGATAGGCTTAATACCCTCATGTAAGAAATACTCCCATTTAAGACCGATACCGCGTTTGATGACTCGCTCTCTTAAGAACGTGCAAGTGGGATTACCTTTGCCATCATTTGCGTAATGGTATTTAGCCAAATGGTAATCTGAGAGCGGCATAAGCTCGTCACGCCAAAGTTTGAAATAATCCTGATTAATAAGTTTATCATCGCAATCAAGCCAAAGTTGATAATCTGTTTTTCCCTGCGCAAAGTTGTAATTTCTTGCAGCAGAAAAATCGTTAATCCATTCAAAATTAGAGACGGTGCAACCTAGACTTTTAGCCAGCTCAATAGTTGAGTC